CGAGAAGCCTGCTAACGACGACGGTGTTTCAGCGGAACTGATCGAAGACCTTGTGGCGCTGGATATTTCATCGGTGCAGTGCGTGGGCTCTTGGCGTGGCTTTGTGTTCCTCGGAAATACGATCGCCGAAGGAGTCATCTCTCAAAACCGCATCTACTGGTCTGACTTCAATGACCCACTCAGCTTTACTCCTCTGCCAGATTCTCTGGCTGGCTACATCGACCTCGGCGCTGACGAGCGTGTGCTGGCTATGGCTCCATTGGGAGGCCAGTTCCGGGTCTACACGGACAAGGCGATCTACGACGTCAACCTTGTCGGCGGAGACGAAGTGTTCAACTTCAGGGAGGTCTATCGTGGGCCGCAGGTGCTGAGGTTCCAAAACTCTCTTGTCAACCTTGGTGATACCCACATCTATGGAGGAGAGGACACTCTCTACGCCATCGGAGAACTGGATCGTAGCCCTCGGTTGGTTGACTGGATGTACCGCGCAAGTGGTGCGATTTACAACGGCGTGAGTGCCGACTATCTCGGAGGCATTCCGACCCAAACACTTTCTGCGTTTGGCCCCATAAACCGCTCAGCCTGCCACCTACTAACTGGTGGTTATGATGAGGCCGAACGCATGCTTTGGTTCAGCTGGGCATCCGATAACGACATCGTGCCAACCAAGTCGATTGCGATGCAGATGGACATCGGAAAGGCATGCGTTGTGGACTCCGGGTTCACCGCGTTCTGCTCCCACCTTCCATCCTACAGTGTCAGTGTGCGCCGCTGGCTGGCCGACATGGGCATCTGTGAGCCTGAGCCTATTGCTGGCGAGGGGAATCCCCTGCCGCAGAAGTACATCCAGAACACATCGCTAACCTGTATTCGTAATCCGACCGAAGACGCGAATCTTCCAGCCACGAACGGCAACTCGGTGTGTGACGCGGTGACTGATAACCCTTCTCTGGAGCCTGACTGCACTCCGTGCGGCAACGGATACAAGTTCATCATGGCCTCCGCGCAGGACAAGTGTTTGAAGGAGTACGATCAGAACTACTACGCGAGAGAGTACTGCACCACATCAGAGGCAACGCGGTCTGGGATTCAATGGACTTCCACCGATCACCCTACGACGGTGGTTGATTACAGTGAGTACGGCTACGTAAGCCTGATTCAGACTGACTCGATGGACATGAGCACACCGAACAACAAGACGGTGAGCCGCATTGTGGTCGAGTACGACGCGCCAGACGTGCCTGACGAGCTCGCGGCCAAGCTCCATGCCGACATCGGCTACGGCTCTCAACCTCGAAAGCTCATCTGGCAGGGCTCCAGCCCTCGTCCGATCGACCGATTGTCAGCTGAGAGCGAGGCGCAGATGCTCGCGAACAACATTCGGCCTAACAAACAGGCGTCGTTCCAGTTCTTCCGCACCGGAGCACAGTTGGCGTACCGATTGATGGTCGCGGACGCAGCCAAAGGCCCTGTAAAAGGTGGCTCTACGTCGCTGAATGAGATGAACGTCTCGATCCGAGGCTCTCACGGCGACTATTTCTAGCATCACGCGGCCAACGCCGCTTCACTCAGACGAAGAAAAGGACAGACTATGGGCATTTCCAACCTTGGCGGCATCATCAGCGCGTTCGCTCCTGACAAACAGCAGCGTGTCTACATGAACGAGGGTCTGCAGAAGCAGATCGACACCTCGATCGGTGGAATGGATCAGTATCGCAACGAGGCAAACACCGCTGTTGGTAATTACACTGGTGCTAACCGCCGTGCGATCGGTGATGTCACTCGTCTGAACCAGCAGACCGAAGGCGAAACCAACCAGATGCTCGGGAAGCTCCGCAATTCGGGCTTCATGCAGGATCGCGAGCAGGCCCGAAGCGGTGATCTCGCTGCTCTGCAGGGGCTGCTTGGTCAAATGGGCGGTGGGACATCCAAAGCCGACAAGATGGCTGCTTCACGGCTTGGATACGCTGGAAAACCGTCCAGTTCCTACATGGACAAGCAGCGGTCGAGCTACATGGGTGCATTCGGTGCTCCGATCGCACAACAAATCTTTGGTGGACTCAATCAAGCGGCTGGCGGTGCGGCTGCTGAGCGCGGACAGAACGTCACTCAGCAGATGGGGTTGATGGGCTACCGCAATTCTCTGCCGATGAATCTCGCTGAGATGGAGCTCAACCCTCTGCGTGCCAGACAGCTGGCTCGAGAGTCTGAGGTTGGCCAGCTGAGCGGATTGTCCAACGTCAATAACAGCAACTTCTACGGAATGGAGACCAAGCGGAACAAGTGGGCTGCTCTTGGCGATGCTTTGGACAGCGGCGTCAACTCAGCGATCAAGACTGGTGCCAGCCTCTACAGCGGTGGGTTGCTTGGTGGCGGTGAAGGTGGCGGTGGATTCCTTGGTGGTCTCTTTGGTGGCAAAAAGGGAGGTGGAGAAACTGGCTCGAAGAAGCCGTTCGGAATGTTCGGTTTCGGCAGCAAGAAGCCGAATGGGCAGAACGCGGTGGACTACTGGAACTCCACTGGTTACGACTTCGGAAGCGAGATTAGTAATCGTGGCGCCAACTATGGAGAGCAGGCGTACGGAATACCGTTAGGTGCTCCGAAGAGCTACGGCGAGGAAGCGTACGGACTGTAAAACACCAACCACTCAAACACTATGGCTATTGGAAGAACCGCAGCTGAATTGACCGCAGCTATCGCTTCCGAAAGGGCGGCGAAGCTGGCTGAAGACGAGCAGTGGGATCGCGCTATTGATCGCGTCTCGAACACGAACCTACGCCGACGCGAGGGTGATTCGATGGATCGCTTTCGTACTGGCGACATTGATGTTCGCAAGCTGGACGCGAACAGCATGAGCGCCTATCGGCAAGGGTTGACCGCTAACGATCTGGCTCGCATTCAGTCTGGAGAGCGCGTTGGCACACTTCAGTCCAACAACATCTACAATCTGGGTCTGGACACCAACCGGACTTCTGCCGCCAACGTCGGACGAAACGCTACGGCCACCGAAAATGTTGCCGGTTTTGGTGCCGTCGCCTCGATGTTCGGTGCAGAAAAGGGTGCTGAGGCAGCTGCTCGACCGTACAAGCAACTGACTAGGGCTCAGCAGCTGGCTGTTGATGCTTTCGGCCCTCAGGCGCTCATGCCTCAAGACCCGACCGTGCGGGCAGTTCAGGCTCAAGCCCAAGCGGATCAGCAAGCCGCTTACCGCAGCGCCGTTCAAGCTCGTCTTGCCCAGATGGATCAGCAGTTCAACTCTGATCAGAACTGGTTGAATCCTGACGACCCGACCACTAATGCGATCAACGCTCGGATGGACGAGATCGTGAAGCAGCGCAAAATGGACCCTAAAAACAGGATGTCCGTTTACAACGAGGCGTTGTCTGGCGTTGCTGCTGATACGGTCAACCAGCTGTACCCTCAGTTTAGATCTCAGTCGATGAGCCAGCCTGTTGATCCTGATCAACCTGCCGCACCGGATAGACTGGAAATTAACCAGCCTCAGATCATGAACGGTGGAGGTACAAACAACTTGGGCGCAACATGGTTGCAGACTCCGACAGGCCAGAGCTACAGAATCACCACAATCAAGTAATCCATAGACCAACTCGTCCATGCCCAAGCTGCTTGAGTTCCAGAAGCTCGGCCTTTCTGTCGAGGTTCCAGACGACATCACCCCTGAAGGCATCGACGATGTCTATAATACGCTCGCCAAAAAGCAGCTAAGGGCTGAGCAGGGTCGTGTTCGAGCAGAAGCCGCAGAAGCCCAGACGCGGTCTGACGTTCTCGATGCCTACGAGAACGACCCGGAGATACCCGTGCTCATGCGGTCTGAGCTTGCTCGCCGTGTGGCTGGTGGCATGGCGAACATGGCGGGCAGCACGTTGTCTGCTGCCTCGATGCTTCTCCCCGGAGAGACCTCCAAGAAGCTCAACGCCTACGGCAAGGAGGTTGCCCGCATGGGTGACATCGCGAGCACTGCGCCCGGTTCGATTGGTGAGATCGAGGACGTTGGTGATGCAGCTGGTTTCGCTGGCCGAATGGTTGCGGAACAGATCCCGCAGCTGCTCCTTTCGGGTGCTACTGGTGGTACTGCATTCAGTGCGCTGAAAGCTGCCGGAATGGCACCTAAGGCTGCTGCCGCTGCTGCTGCCGCAATCGGGCCAGTTGCCACCACGTTCCCGCAGGAAGCTGGCTCGATCTATCAGGACATCACCGACGAGACCGGCGAGACCGGGTTCCGCCAACGTGCAGCCGCTACCGCCGGAGGCGCTCTGTCAGCAGGACTTGAGGCGTTTGGTGCTGAGGGTCGAATCCTCAAGAACCTCGGAAAGGGTGGAGTCAGCAGCCTTCGAGGTGCGCTGAAGAAGGTTGGAACCGAGGCTCTCAAGAGCTCCGCTGGCGAAGGCCTGACCGAGGCTGGTCAGGAGTCGATCGCAATGCTGTCCGGCGCAGCCGGTGGTGGCAACATGCCCACCGCTGAGGAGTTTGGTCGCCGCGCTTTTGAGGCGGGTGTTGGTGGTGCTGTGGCCGGAGGACTCATGGGTGGTTCCAGCGCGTCCATTCAGAGCGCGGGAAGTCCGGGGGTGTACGCTGCCGCCTTGCAGGACAGGTTTAATCCTCAGGATGAAGTAGATCGTACTGGCGCGTTCATCGCTCGCGACAGCGAAGGCAACGCCATCCGGTACGGAAGCGGACGCAACGTGATCGTTGATGGGTCTGGACGCACGATTCCGGGCATCAACGCCGAGGGTGGTCTTCAGCCATACACCGGGGCTCGCATCGAACAGGATCGCCCGGCTGCATTCCGCGCCAACCCGAACGATATCGACTCGCTGGAGCAGGCAGACGAGATGGCCGCTGCTCGCGTTGACGCTCTCAATCGTCGTCAAGCTGCACTGACGGCCGAGGCCTACGCTGCCCGCTCCGCGAACGATGCACGCCGACTTGAAGACGCTCTTCAGGAGCAGGCGCTTATCGATCAGGAGATGGCTCGCTATGAGGCCGCTGCCGCTCGAGCCCAGCGCCGCGCAGAAGAGCAGAAGCGGGCGGATGAGATCCGTGCACGCCGCAACGCTATTGAAGAAGGTCTGAACGCTCCTCAAGACAGCGGCAAGTTCGAGGATGAGGAGCCGAGGATTGGGCAGTACCCGCCCGAGGGGTTCGGCACTGGCGTCATTCCGTCTGCAGAAGAAGAGGAGCGTCGTGCCGCAGTACGCGAGCGTGTTGCACTCAGGAACCGTCAGGCAGCAGAGGCTGCTCGTGCTGCCCGCGCTGCTGCTGAAGAGCAAGCCCAGCGTGATGCTGATGCTTTTGGTGCTACCGTCACGTCGGTGCCTGAACCTGCGGTTGAAGCAGTAATTGCGCCCACGCCTGCACCTGTCGCGCCTGTCGCGCCTGCACCCGCCCCTGCCCCTGCCCCTGTAATTCCCGCTCCCGCTCCTTCACCTCTGGAGCGCAAAGCGCAAGGCAGCACCAGCCGAGTGAAGCCGAAGACCACACGGCCTGCTCGGATCAAGATTTCCCCGCCGACTGATATTTCGCTACCGGCGGACACCGGAGCCCCCTCTACGGGTGGTGTCCAGACAGGGGCTCCGGTTCTTCCTTCCAATGTCACCCAAGGACAAGCGCCTGCGGCGTCACCTGCGCCCGCGATCAAGCCCGCCAAAACCAAAGCGCCTCGTCGGGCAGCAAACGCGCCGACAGCCGAAGTTAAAGCCGTAGCGCCTGCTGCTCCTGCATCTGGCTTCAAGCCCAAGCCGTACTCCAATGAGGCTGGTGACGTGATCGAGGACTGGACTCCCAGCAATCTCGATCCCAACAACCCTCCTACAGGGGTTGAGTACCAGCCCGGAGACTGGGTCTCTCAAGGTGGTGGCAGCTACGTGTGGCGAGCGATGGGCCGTGCTGAGTACGAGAAGCTCATGGCCGGTCAGATGCGCTACGGCGGAGGCAAGACTGGTCGAGGCAACTACCTTGCCGAGTACCCAGAGAAGGCGTCTCGGTTCAAGGGTTCCAGCAAGGAGGCTGGCGACCGAGTGCTGGTGGAATTTGCGGGCGCTAACCCAGTCAACGAGACATCCAAGAACATTGTTGGCCGCGACAACGTCACGAAGGCGTGGGTGCTGCAGGGTGGCAAATGGGTTCCGATGGGTGAGACCCAAGCCGCCAACCCCAGCCAGCCTCAGGTCGCTGCACCGACCTACCAAGACGGTGCCGAGGTGAAGGTCGGTGACTACGTTCAGGTCAAGGGCCTGAAGGGTACCGGAAACACCGTCATCAAGGGTGAAGTCATTGCCGTTCGTGACGGCAAGCCGGTCGTCTCGTTGAAGGAGATCGGCGGAGAAGGAGAGAACGTCGCCACCCGCGCAGGCTACGCTCCGAATCAGGAGGTGTCCGTAGACGGGAAGACTATCGTCTCCAAGTCCACGCGCACCGAGAAGGCCGCACCCAAGAAGCGTGGCCCGAAGCCCAAGCTCAGTCAGGACGACAAGGCTTCAATTCAGGCGCGGATCAACAGCGCCGCTGAGACACGTGAATACTTCGAGTATGCGCGGAACAAGGCTCTCGCTGATAAGGGAGATCCAGAGGCGGCTGACAATCTGCAGGCGCTCAAGGACAGGCTGACTCAAACCCCAGAGGGAACCACCTTCTTCCGTGAGATCATTGCGGCGTACGCGCAGTCCAACGCATTGCCGAAGATTCAAGAGGCATCGCGTGGAATGGACGATGTAAACGAGGGCGTCGCTGTCACCGAGT